ACACCAAAATCAACATTATAAGGGACTTCAGACCACATAGTTTTTATGCTGGTATCTGTGGTGCTTATGGATTTATTCATCTTGTTTAATTTTCTAGATGGATCATATAGAATATTTGTTATTTGAAACCCAATAATAGGAAGGGTTATTCCTAATTTAGTTCCAGATGAAATGCTACTTGCTTCTGTCAATCTTCTAACAAATTTTTCCTTTGGTCCATATGTTAACGGAACTCTGATTTTTTCTAAAAGTGTGTTTGAGGAATCAAATCTAGAAAGGTATATTTCATTAAATATTGAACCAAAAGCAACTACTAGTTTCTTAAGGGAACGATTATAGTAACTATTATCAATTCCAAACATTAATATTCTCCTTCAGAGAATGGATCTCTCTCTGTAAAATCAAAGATTGAATCCTTTTCTTGTCTATATGCAATTGCATCATTATCTCTATCTGGATCATCTGTCTCTGGATTTCTTCCTACGACAACCGTACTTGTTATAACATCACTTATTCCATATTCTACACCAGAGGTTATACCCTTAACTGACTCATTTCCAGACAAGAATGTTCCAGTTATATCTGCAACATAAACATAATTATAAGTGTTTCCGCCAGAATAATTGAACTCTATAACTGTTCCTACGGCCGTTGCGTCTGCAAATGTTACACCTGCTCCTGTAACCCCTGCTACCTGGAAAATCTTTTCTCCATTATAGAAGTTGTAATTTGCAGTAGATCCAAGTGGTGTAAATGAAAGTTTTAGTTGTTTCAGGTATTCTTTTCTTTCTGTTTGTGTTCCATCAATATCTGTGTTTCCTGTATTGATTGTTTCATATGAATAGTTGAATACTTCGCATACTAAGTTATAGGTAGTGAGAGTGCCGAATTGAAAAAATGGTTGCTTATCTTCTACGAAGTTTATTTCAAAAAGATATTCCATCATTGGAAAATAAATTAAATCACCTTCCCTCGGTCGAATTATATCTGTTTCTTTTGAAACAATTTCTTGTTGAAATCTTGTTTTTGATAATACCAAAGTAATTCTATCGGTTAACTGAATACCAAATTTACTCACTATGTCTCTTTGTCCTCCAAATTGTTGGACATCAGACAAATACATTTCTATCGGATAACCTTTGGTAAATTTACTACCTTGTGTATCTTCACCTAGAGTTTGATCTAAATTTAGATATTGCCTAGGAATATAAACTACATCTCTGCCAGTTGCTTTGATTGTTTCAATAACCAAATCATCTAGTAAAGTTTGTTCTCCGACATAATCTTTAAAAAATGGATTTACTGCCATAATTAACCCATCATGAAGTCTACTGGTAATTCGTAACTTCTTAAGAATTCATTTTCTATTTCTGCTAATTCCTGAACTGCTTCTGCGAAGATCTGAGCACCCTTCATAGTTATTCCACCAGGAAGCGCAACTCCATCGTATTTTGCCATATTGGAACCCCATTGCTTTTTAATTAAAGCAGTGCAATATTTTTGTAACCAGCGATCATTATAAATTTCAGTAAAAATATCTGGATTTAAAGCTGCATATGCTTCTACAACAATATGATTTCCAGCAGTTATATCTGCCAATGTTCCATCGATGTATATTCTATTTGTTACTTTACTAAATCTGATTGCTTTTTCTGGTTGAAAGAAATCTTGAATCAATTTAATATATTTTTTAGTTGCATCGTAGGAAGCAAGACCCAATGCAGGAGTTCCTGCTAGACCTCTATTAATACCAAAGTAGTCAGTTAATGCTAATTGATATCTAATATCAAACATGTCAATAGAAGTAAAGTTTCCAAATTGAAATACCTTTACAACTGATACTATATCTTTTCCGCTTGGACTATCTCCAGTTATACCATTTATTGGACCGATATCATCGGTTTGTTCAAATTTTCTGTCAATGTCTTGTTGGGTCAATTGATATTTAAAGTAACCCTTTTCTACGCCGTCAAAGTGTCTTTCGGAAAAGAATAGTAATGCATCGTTAATACGATCTTCGCATTGTTGATAATCAACATTTATCTGAATTACTGGTTTGCCTAATTTGCGAAGACAGTATTCTATTAGTTCTTCTTTGGAAGTGATATTTAGCATTAAAAAATCTCCGTAGTATTTATACGGAGATTTTATTTTATTTTAAGTTGTCGGTGGCGTTTCTTGTGGTGTAGAAGGTGGTGTTTCTTCCTTCTTTGGTGGCACAGGAGGCGCACCATGTACCGTTACCGAAACCATTTCTATGTCTCGATATGACATGTTTTCAATATAATATCGTCTTGTAATTGGACTAACGCTTTCGTCAGGTTCACTCTTCTTATAATTTGTAAACCCGGGCATCTGTAGAGGACATGCGAGTTTAGGATAATCTAGTTTACTATACTCTTCGCCTTCGGCAATAAGCCATGTTCCCTTTCTATCTCCACAACCACATCCACCACAAAAATGCTTTCCTGGTGTAGAGGATTCCTTTAGATGCTCACACGGTGGCAATACCCCACCAGTATTTGTATTACCAAAGCAACTCAAAACTCTTAATTGCTTTACTGGTTTGGTTGTCTTTTCATTCTTAAGGCCTCTGGAAGTTAAAGCGGTTGCAAAATTTTGAACCATTGTTAGTTTATTTGCTATTCCGCTCTGCTTTTTTGCTTCTTCTTTTCTAAATTCGGGTGTCTCATTGCTCATAATAAAATCCTCATTACTTATTATAAATCAAAATTAAATCAAGTCAACTCAATTCTTCTGACAAAGAATGCATTATATATTTGTCTAGCATGCGCCGGTACTAGCACAACTTTACCAAAGTCTTTTACATTTTCAATATCCATGTAAGTTGCATATACTAGATTAGTATTAAATGTACTTGATGTCCAGAAGACACTATTATTTATATCTTGTCTATGTAACTTATTTAAGTAAATATAATAGTTACTCGGATCGTCGTGAAGTTTACTTGCTAGGAACTGCATTTCTTCTAACGATGGTAAATAATAGTCATTAAATGAACCGTAATTTACAAAATAAAGTTTGTTTAGAAGATTTCCAGTTTGAACAAATTCGGTCTTATAGAGATTATTGAATCCATCATGTAGTGATGTCTTATTGGATGCTCTTAGACTTTGTTCAGTTTTATAGTTAAAATATCGTACTTTATATGAAACATCTTGTACAAATAATGCCCATCCCTTACCTGTTGATTTTCCATATGAAGATATTTTTGATTTTCTATAAATTGGTCTATCTAGGGTTTGGGGATCTGAACCATATACTTGGGTTTCGCCTGGTTTAAATATTCCAATAAAGTATCCACCCCACTTATAATCACCGAAGGATAATCCTTGTTCTAAGAATTCTTCTTCGCTCATGGTCTGAGCAATTAATTGATCATTCGAGTCAAATTGAGGAGCAGTTGGTGCATGAGAACCCGTGCAAATATTATTATTTGAATCTTTGAGAGTTACAAAGTAACCACCTTTTGCCGAGCAATCGGTTCTAAACGATAGTTCACATTCATACTTGTAAGAACCATCTGTATTCTCAACAAGAGTGAAACATGTTCCGGTATTTACCTCTCTTAAATAATTAGAACTAAATCTATAACTATTTTTGAGTAGGAATCCTTCAGATTCTATACCACAATTAAACGAACCCTTGCCCTCTAGTAATTCTTTGCCACATAAAGCACCAGTATTGAATATACTAGGATATGAAGCCTCTTTGGGGGAAAGTACCTTATAGTTGTCATTAATATCTGGACTACTAAATGAACCACATGCTCTATATCCAGGAGGAAGACCATAATCATCTACCTGATCAGTTTCATTTCTATAAAAACACAAATCATTTACTGAACCATCTGCACATCCACACCACTGATAGCAGAAACCACCATTTGTGTTATCGTAACTATCTTCTACATTTAAGCAAAGATATGGAGCATCTGTTGATGGTGTTGCAACTTCACTATAAACTGGAGACTTAGTTTCGCACTCTAAAGAAGTGCATACATTTTCACATGTAATGCCTATTGGAATATTAGATGCATCATATGCAATATAGCAACATGCTCTAGGAATTCTCT